AAATATATAGGGGCACACAAAATTAGACCCCCCTCCCCATTTTCTAATGAGATTCTAATATTTGAAAAATTTTATCATTTTCTAATCGTTCTCTAATATTAGAAAAATCTTATTTACTCTAATTTTATTTTAATAAATAACTTGACTTTATTAGAAAATAATGATAAACTAATTATAGTGAGTTAGGGCGAAACCCTACTAAACTGCAGAGCGGTTGCTCACTATACGATAGTCGAGGGAATGACAAAAGAGGTGACAATGTTTCACACTAACTAACGAAGATAAAACCCTTGACTATTTTATTATATTATGAAACGAGGTGAAATCATGGCAGAGGAAATCAAAGAGGAAGTTGTAGATACAGAAGCAACACCAGATGAACCAGTAGAGACTGTTGTCGAGCCAGTAGCCGAAACACCTACAGAAGAACCGTCTGATATTCCAGATGTAACACCAGAACCGTCAATGCTAGAAGTCATGGATTTATTGAAGGCTATCCAACAATCTATTGAAAGCCTAGCAACACCAACTATCCAAACAGCTGACACCGTAGAGGAAGAAGCAGACCTAAGCGAAGAGCTTGATATTATCGGAGGTAATGACGGTGAACCAACTGACGAGGTTACCGACGAAGATGAAGACTTAGCTGAATTATTAGACTTATAGGAGGTTACACCATGAAAGTGCAACAAATGTTAAAACCTAGCCAAAAATTGGCATTATTAAAACTAAAAAAGAAATTAAAGGAGAGTGCTAAGAAATGAGCGCAACAGAATTAGAACGTTCACACGAACCAAAAATGACAACACCAGAAGCTGGTACTGATTCTAAATTCAGTATGAAACAACAGTTATCTGCTTCAATGTCAATTGTACCACAATCACAAGATGAATATGAGCAAAAACTACACAATCTAGGAGGAGAGGAATAATATGGCAACAAGTAACAAAGCGGCTAAAGGATTATTAGCTCAAGATGTGCGAACAGCATTAGACAACTTCAACCATGAATTTGGTGAAGCTTGGACTACAGGTACTAACTGGACTTCGGTAGGTACACAATTCGAAACATTTATTAACAAATTCTTATTCCCTAAACTTAACGAAACTCGTTTAATTCAAGTAGCTTTAGGTAACTCATTTGACTGGCTAGCTCAAGAAGTTGACTTCGTTGGTCAATACAGTGAAGAATATGTAATCAAAGACACTATCCCTACAAACATGGATTTATCAAAAGATGAAATGTTAATGTTGAAACGTAACTACCCTGAAATGATTACCAAATTATATGGGCCAGGTATCGTTCGTAAAGTTAAATTTACATTAAATAATAACGATGTTCGCCAAAACTGGTTAACATTAAAAGATGGTGTTAAATATGCTATTGCTGTTTACAAAAAGAAAATCTCTGATATTAACGTCGACGAAGAACGTCAAATCAAAGGTATGTTAGTAGACTACGCAGAGAACCAACTATCTGACTCTCAAAAAATCGAAGTAGATAACTTGGAAGGTATGTTTGAACAAATCGCTGAACAAATGATGAACTTACAAACAAACCAAGACAAATACAACGAAGCACCTAAAGCTTCAGGTGGTGCTATTGGTCGTTACACAACAGTTTCAGATATGTCTAAATTAATGATTTTAACGACAACAAAAATTAAAGCTCGTTTACTTGACAGCAAACTCGCTAACACATACCATATAAACGGTATTGACTTCTCAGACCGTATTATTGCATTCCCTGACTTGGGTGGTGTATTCCGTGCGAAAGCTGATATCAAAGTAACTGAAGAAGTTGTAACAGCTCTTAAAGCTTTAGGAGATTATCAAGTAACAACAAACTCAACAATTCCTAAAGATTCAGTTGTAACATTTGACGTTACTAAGTATTTACCATCAGTAGCAGAGCAATTCGAAGAAATCAAACCGTCAAATGATTTGTGGGCTATGATTTTAGACGTTGACTCTATCGTTTACAACCGTTTCACTAAAGGAATGTTAAAAGCTCCATTTTACAATCCTGAATTTGATGAGGTAACTTACTGGATTCATTACTACTCTATGAAAGCCATTAGCCCTTTCTATAACAAAGTATTGGTTAAAGGTAAAGACCCAGCAGTACCGGAAGAATAAACAAGGAGGTATTTAAATGTTCAACCCTCAATTTAACGATGGGTTGGAATCAGAGTTGCGGTTAAAAGTAGCAGAACGGGTGACCACTCATAGAGATAGGTTCGCCCGTATTCTCTACAATCGTTATCTAGAGATTCTACCCACTATTATTACTTATGTAGATTTAAGTGACAAAAAATTAGCGATTGATTGGCTTAAAGTAGAAGTTGCTTTAAGAGGTGGTTATGATTGTATTATTGGTGAAACAAGAAGTGGAGCTATTCGTTTACTTGGTATTTCAACAAATAAATTAACCGTGTCAGACCCAGCAAATTTTGTAATTTCTGAACCCTTAGATGGTAGAGACATCCAGTGGTTAGTATCAAAAGAACATCGATTACCAATTATGAAAGAAATCACAGAAATTGATGATTGCCAAACTGGTAACTTTATCGTTCTAAGAAACAAGATTCTAAATTACACAAGCGATTATGAGATTGTCAAACATTACGCAATGGAGCTTGCTGAAATTGTTTGTTCTCGCTATAGTTTAAAAATGCAATCTAAAATTACAACATTTATTATAGGTGAACCAAACGATCAAACAGCTGAACAAATCGTTGAATCACTTTACAATGGGGCTCCCTTCGTTAACATTACAGGAGCATTTGACCCCGATGAACACATCCAAACGTTTGACGGTTCAAACATTTCAACTCTAATGACCGAACTAAAAAGAGAATACTCCAATGCATTAAACGAGCTTAATTCTATGATTGGACTAAGTGGGTTAGGAGTTGATAAAGAGAGTGGTGTTACAGAAAGTGAAAGCAATTCTGGTGAAGCTTATCAGACTGCTAACGGTAATGTAAACATCGAATCACGTAAAAATGGTTTGGATAAATTAAACAAACGTTATGGTGCTAAAGTTTATCCAGTTATGAATGATAAAATGGTAACAAAACTTACTATTTTAAATGAAAAGTTAGGTGGTGAACAACAAAATGGGTCTAATAACAATCTCCCTAATGGATATCCTACAAACGGAACTCTTGAAACAGGGGAAGAATGAGTTCTTTAATAATGGTGAGTATACAGGAGACAGCAACAAATTTCGATTCATTCAAAAAGCAATGCGATACGATGAAGATGTAGAAAAAATCACTACAGAAGTATTCTTTGCGGGCTACACTTTTCCAACTCCAGAAGTTGACAAATTCATTAAGAAAATGTTTATCAATAAGTTTTTAAACAGACAGATTGGTAGACAAACTGTTGAAGACTTTGCTTCTCAAGTTGTTTACACTTCATTATCCTACGAGCAAGAAATAGAGATACTTTATAAGAACTACGAAAACTTTGTTATTCACAATAATGAAACAGAATCAATAACTAAAGGAACTGGAAGCAACGAAAGTTTATCAGAAAACAGAGATTTAAGAAGCACCTTACCTCAAGATAAAATCAATCTTGACTTAAATTCTTTTGAAATGGATTACGGTGACGAAAACAATATTGCAAAATCCGCTGACAAGTCAACAAACAATAATGAGCAAACAACAGTCACCAACAGTAAGAGTTATGATGCCAGTGCTTTAAAAGCTTTTTCAGGTGCTTGGGATAGATATTTAAAAGAATATGATAGACGTTGTTTCTTACAAACATGGTAAAGGAGAGAAAAATATGAATTTTACAAATTTTCCACATTCTAGCGGAATTTATCCAAGATACCAACACGGTGATTTTAACACCAATAGCGAATCTTACTATAAATACTTAGCTAGTTTAAACGAACAATTAGATAATTTTGTTAAATTGTTAGAAAAACTTGACAAACGAGACCTTGATGTTGAAGATACAAACACAGTAGATTTAACAAAGTTAGGTGAGTGGAAACACGGTTTAAACCCTGAAGATAACATTGAACAAGTGATTAAGTTAAAAGCTGATGTTTTATTAAGTTCTAACATTGATTATACTCAATTACTTTCTATGGGTCGTCAGCCACAGGTAAGAGAGCTTACAAACGCTATCAAGGCTTTACCTGATGGATTGTACTCAAAAGACCTAGAAGCTGTTATGAAAGAGCTAGATGGTAAAATAGCTGACTTAAACGAACGTGTCGACAATATCGACCCAGACGGAACTCTTGTAACAGTTGACGTTGATACAGAACAAATTACAAGTAAAGCACCCGTAGAATATCGAAACATTAATGTAGCAATTAACAGTGTAGACCCTACTAAGTTTAACATAGCGTTAATTACAGATTTACATTTATACCCAGAAAATAACTTTGTTCATAAGTATAACAATTTCCGAGTACTTAAACAATTCAAGCGTTTGGAAAATGTTTGCGATGTTGCGGTACACAACGGTGATAACGTAGATAGTAACAGCGGTTCAATTGGTGAAGGTTTAGACACACAAATTCCTTCAGATGTTAAGTATTCGGCTCAAAAGAATATGCTACGTTTTGCAAATACAGCATTAAGATATGGGAAAACTCCTAAAATCGGTGTTGTAGGTAACCACGACAAAGGTGGAGTTCCTTACAACTGGACTCCGGGACATGGAAGTCAAATGGTATTGAGTAAAGCAGAAATTGAAAAGACAATGGGGTCTAAACTATATGGCGGTATTCGATTCCCTGATAAAAAAATTGCCATGTTCTACTTATACACGGATGATTTCAGCGAAAAAACTGATGATAATGGTAATTTCCAAGAGACAGACCATATTTATCAAGGAGGAGCTATTTCAAGTGCTCAATTATTGGCTTTAAGCCAATTCATGAATACTGTTAAAGCAGATGAACATTTCATTTTATTAGCTCACAGACCTATCACAGCTGAAACAGGTATTAAAACAATGTTAAATGGTATTAACGTAGAGGAAGCACTAAACGCTTTTATAGACGGTACTGATTACACGATCCCCGCCAATAGTTTAGTCGGAATCGACAACACAAGCAACCCAACAATCAAGTTTAACAATGCTACACGAGGTAAAGGAAACATGGTTGGGGTGTTTGTAGGACACGTTCATTCTGAAATCGATTATGCGATCACTGAAACACGTAAATATAAAATGATTGCATTCATTAATGCTTTTGGTAAAAAAGACCCTTGGCAAAAAGGGACAGACAAAGAGGGTAGCTTTTACGGTGTTGAAGTAGATACAACAGCAAGAAAAGTAATTTGCCGTGGTGTTGGTAACGGAACTGACTTTGTTAATTATACTTATTAGGAGGAGATACAATGGATTTAAAAGATATGAAAACACCTGAAGCGATTGAGTGGTTATTAGAACAATGGGCTACTCATAACGATGGAGATGAAAATCAAAACCACGCTTTGGCAACAGAAATGACAGCTGGGTTTATTGCTCCAACAGACTTACAACAAGCAAGAGGACATTTATTAAAAGATAACTACCTTGACCAGAAATATCCATCATTTTGGGATGTACCATTCGGAAAATATGCAACTGTTTTTGGTGGTAATGGTGGCTGGCGTGATGTTCCACTACCAGATATTTTTCCTGATTACGGTTATTTGTGTGAGTTATATGTTACAGGTGAGCACGCCAATCGCAAAACATATTTCTTAGTTGAAACGAACAACGGTTCTATTTACTATATTCATTCATCCGCTAAAGGTGGTGGCGGGAATAATAACTCTAAAGAGTGGAAACGAATTGACCAAACAACAAAAATTGCTGAGGGTACTTTTGCTGTTGGTGATGTTATTCCTTTAAAAGTATCAACTAGACGGTTTAGACAACTAAAATTCGGAATTGCATCAGATTATACAAACGAGGTAAAACTTGTTGAATCTGTAGACAATCCAACATTTCAATGGTCTAACCTAGTAAACAACCCAGCAGATAAAACAATGACAATGGGTGAATGTCGTTTCACGGGTGATAGTACACACACAAAACTAACATTTACAGCTTGTAAGAGTGTTACAGGCGGTGAAAATGGTTGGTTAGCTACTGGAACAGACACAGGTGTTAAAATTAAATGGATAGAGGGGATTTTCTAAGATGAAACTTTCAAAGATTACTTTATTTTACGACACGCCGATGACAACGTTAAATGAAACGATTCATTTTGATACGAACGAAGAAAGAGAACGTTATTTCTTTATCACAAGTGGTTTTAAAAAAGTATCTTTTGAAGGTGATTTCAATCTTGTAAAGGATAGGCTTACTTTGCGTTTGCCTATTCCTTATGAGGATTGTGACGGTATCAATTACGGTCACTTTAAAGATGGTTTCACTGGAAAAGACTACTATTTCTATGTAATGACAACTCAATATGCAAATGAAAAAGTAACAATATTTCAAGTTATTGTTGATGTATTAATGACATTTACACAAGGTAAAGTATTAACTGGTATTTCTAATGTCACGATTAACCGTCAACATTTACCAGAAAATATGTACCAAAGACGTTTACAAGAAATTAAAACAAACAGTGATATTTTACAAGCAACATCAAAACAGTATGTTTACCAAAAAGACTATAAATTCAAAGATCTAGTTGTTCTTATCCGTTCAAGTGTTGACTTGTCAGCTGACTTCGGTAGTTTAGAAAAACCAGTAATTAAATTGCCTAAAGGTGGTTCCTATGACAAGATTGTTAGCCCTGTAGGTTTGTATATGGTCGAATCTAAAAACTTTCAAAAATTTTCTACAGCTTTAAGAGATTACCCTTGGATTGGTCAAAACATCAGTGATATTACGCTACTACCTAAAGAAATGATTGACCTAAACAAGTTGTTAAAAGTAAAATTAAACAATAAGGATTTCGATACACTTTATCAATTACCTGATGGGGGTACTTCTATTGGAGCCAATCTTAACTCAATGAATATCAGAAAACCTGACTTACTATATGTGTTAAAAGTTCCATCTAATGAAGAACATATTTTTAGAGCTGGTTATTATACCTGTGAAATTTATAACTGGGCTGGTGAATCTTTAAACTTAGACTTAGCACAAATGCCTCCAACTGGTTTAAATTTTAGTTTAATGCAAACAATAGGTTTTAATAATGAATTGAGAATATACGTTAGAGAGTGGCAAGTAAACGGAGAACCAGAAAAAGGAGTACCAACAGGAACATTCTTAAATAATTCATTAACTTACACCAATTTTACACAAGTTCCATTGTTAATTGATAATTATAAACTATCTCTAGCTAATAACGCTAATACTATTGCTTATAACAACTCTCAAACGACTACAGGTAGAGTAAAAAATATTGGTAAGAACTTAGCAGACCCTAACCAATCATTATTGGAAAAAGCAACCAACATTTTTACCGATGCTTACTCCCTTATGGGAGGTGGTTTATCACTTACTAACATTGGAGGAAAAATTGCCAGTGATACAGAATACTACCGCAAACAACGTGCTGAATTTGCTGACTTAGCTCTAAGTTCACCAAGTTTAACAACAAGTAATGGTGGTCAAGCTTTTAATATTAAAAATGATATTTTTGGTTTTACCGTTAAGTTTTCAGCCCCTAGCGAAGCAGAAGTTGAAAAAATAAGAAAATATTACAGTATGATGGGGTTTGAATTTAATGAAAAAGGGGTTGTAGAGGATATTCATTCCATGACGATCTGTAACTATTTACAAATTGATGGCCAGTTTAAAATTAATGGTATCCCTACGCAATACATGGAACAATTAAAAGCTTTATTAATGGCTGGTGTTCGTTTCTGGCATTTCAACAATAAACAGAACCCATTCACGCAAAATCCACTAGAAAACAAAAGGAGAAACGTTTAATGCAACAAATTACATTTATTACTTTATTAGATGCTATTAACTTTTTAGCTCATGATTATTGGTTCTTAGTAATCAGTACCTTAATTTTAGGAGATATGTTTACAGGATACACAAAAGCTTTCGTAACGAAAAAAGCAAACTCTACTATTGGCTTAGCTGGTATGATGAAACATATGTCGGTGTTTGCAACAATCGTTGTAACAAGTATTTTTTGCCACTTAGGAGGTGTTGACTTTTTAGGTTATAGTTTATTATTCTTCTTTGGAGCTACTTATGGCATTTCAATTTTTGAAAACCTCACAGAGATGGGTGTTACTTTACCTAAGTGGTTAAAATCAGCTTTAGAAAAGGTTCAAAATGATTACGATAACAACCCGAAAGGAGGTGACTAAATGGAAACTTATTCAAAATTAACAACTAGCGTGAACCCTAACGCTATGTATTGTGAACCTAGACAAGGTAGAATTGAGTTTATTGTTATACATCACAACGCGACAACTAATAAAGATGTTGCAATGTCAACGTGGTACACGACTTCAGGAAATTGGACTTCGGCTCACTATGAAATTACGGATAATGAGATTATTGGTTGTGTTGGTGAAAACTACACCGCTTATCACGCGGGAGGAACAGGCGGTAGTGACGTTCCAACTATTCCTAATGTAAATCATCGATCTATCGGACTAGAGCACGTAAACAGTTCAGGAGCCCCCTCATGGAGCGTTAACGATGCCACGCTTAGAAATAGTGCCAAATTAATTGCTGACATTTGCCAACGTTACGGTTTACCTATTAATAGAAACACTATTAAAGCTCACAATGAAGTCACTGCAACAGCATGCCCTGGAGGTATTGACATTGATAAGCTTGTGAGAATGGCTCAAGAATCAGCTAACGGAAAACAACCAGAACCATCAAAACCATTACCAAAACCACAGAAAGAAGATGATAAAATGTTTATTTATATGAAAAAACAAAAGAATGGAAATACTGAACAATGGTTTGTGTGCGGAGATAAACGCATGTACCTACCAACAATGACTTATGTAAACGAAGCAAATGCTTTAATTAAACGTTACGGAGGATCAACAAACCAAACGGTTTACAATCATGATAACTTTGGTTTAAAAATGATTGAGAAAGCTTATACGGAAGTTAAAGTATAAAAAAGAAGCCCTAGGATTAACCTAGGGTTTTTTCTTCATATCCTTTCAATCTAGTTAAATATTCGATAGCTTTGTCGATATCTTCTAAACCATTTTTATTCTCATACCTCATTGTGTATTTAATAATGTTTGACTTCATAGAACCTCTGAATTGTTCTAAGGTCATTGTTTGATACCACATTTCTATTAAGTCTTTCTTTCCTTTATTGTAATGATTCGGTTTGATATTGTCTGGTTTTAAACTTTCGTCGATTGTTAGCTTAACACATTCAGTTTCATGATTAAATAACTCCACCCAATGTTTAAAACACTTACCGCAGTATCTACATTCATTCATTATTAATTTTTACATGTTATTTATTCCTCCTATACCACATTTTTCTCTCATATAAGAACCTAGTATTATCAAGGCTTAAGCCTCCCCCCTACCGGTGGGGGAGAGGTGTACCAATTTATTTTCTAATTGTATTCTAATTATCTGTAACCCAAGCACCTAAAAATCCACTATTAGATGACACCATCCAACTGGCACAATCTGCTAAAACGATCGGGCCTCCCAATCCGTGGGATGTCCAATTTTGTTGTAAGGTTTGAGCAAAATCTCCAGCTTTTACACCTACATGACCAGCTCCTGAATTGGTCCACCAAACGATAGCACCATTAGGTAGTGTATTCCATATCTCACGAGAGGCATTATCATCGTTAGGGTTACCATTTACTTTATACCAACCAGCTGGCACTGGGTTATTCCAAATGTTCTTAGCATAATCTCCCGATGTATCTAAACCCAAACCAAAAACTTTAGTGTTTAACCAACTAATTAAATCAACACATTGAGCCCCATAATAGCCATCAGTGTCGAATGCTTGACCTTGATTTTCATTACACCAGTCATATATTTTTTTCATTGTTTTTGACTCTTTACCAGCATCAATGCTTGGGGGTTTTGGATCTTCTTTCGGAGGATTCGTTTGAGCTCCATCATCTGTAATTAAACCTAAGTCGCTAGCATTCAACATATCTGAAAGTTTCTTTTTAAATGATGAGGTATAACTAATCTTGTAACTATTGTTAAAAGTTCTTTCTATTGTCACATCGTCATTATAACTTAGTAACGGGCTACCTTGTATTGTTTGATTATCTAAAGCTTTATTTATTTCATCTAGTATTTTATCAATAGCTTTCTGAATGTCTGGTTTTGGTTTTGGTTTATTTCCTGACTCGTTAGGGTCTCCTTTAGGTGTATCTGGGTTAGGTTTTGCAGTACTACCCTCTTTAAATGGATCAGCTCCAAAAGATTTAATAATATCAATTAGTTGATCGTATGGATTTCCAAAATATACAGCAGGAGGAGCGGCTCCTTGATTAGCTAAACACCATTGGGAACCGAAAATCCACGCATTACCAGCCATTGTTGAAGGTATGAAGTAAGACCCTATAGAACCATCAGGGACAGCGTTATACACTTTCATAGTCAAACCCTCCTCATCTTCTGTGTAGGCTCCACCAACTTCTGGTGCACTAATTGCAGGAGGAAAATGTCTGTCAAAAGTTGTTTTTATATAAGCAATATCATCTATCATACACCCCATACCATTATCGCTAGTATCACTCATGTAATGGTTTACCCAGTTACCAGCACCGCCACCTTCGGAAACTGTAGTCATTAGAAAGACTAATGAACCCCCAAACTCTTGCTTTAATTTTGGAATATAATCAGAAAGTAAATTTGCTTTTGTTACACCATATGAATTAATAACAGGTCTAGCTCCCGGTTGAATCATAAACCATTGAGCAATTGTTTCATCGCTAACACCAAAATCATATCCAAAAGGCTGACTTAGAAACGCCTGATATTGTTCAGTTGTATAAGTTTTGTAGCTAGGCATTAGCAACACCCTTTCTTATTTCAGCCTTAGTACCAACTTTACGCCATTGGTAACCACGATACTCTAATTTTTCATTGTTTGCTACACATTCAACTAGTTTTGGGTTAAATCCAGCTGTTTTAAGCTCACTATGTCCTAAGAATGATACTTTATATCCGTCAGGTCTTAAAGCCTCGTATACGTTAGATATAGAGTAAATAACGTTATTTCTTGCTGAAATCCATTCAAGATTAGATACATGGTTATTATCTTTGTTTTCATCAATGTGGTTCACATATTCTAAATTCGCTGGATTAGGGATAAATGCTTGAGCTACCAACCGATGGATATAGAATTGTTTTGTTTTACCGTTGTTTGATAACATTACCTTTTTATATCCTTGGTTGTGACTACGTTCTTTTAATTTTCGATGTGTTTTAACATTTAATATCTCACCTTTAATGTTTACTGCATAGTTAGGGAAATCTGGTATAATTCTCCATTCAATAACGTTCATTTTAGAGGGTCCTCCCATAATAATAAATCTGCAACATGGTCTAAGAAAGCATTATAAGATATTCCTAAATTTTTAGCCATTTGTCTTTCTTTAATAATTGTAGGGTTATAAACACCTTTATCACATAGATAGGCGTTATTTCCTACTACTTTATTGAACGGCATATGATAATTTGAACAAATTCTCTTTACACATTTCCAGTATTCATTTAAAAATTCTTCTCTTGTTAATTCCATTTAAAGTTCCTCCAATTTATTAATTCTCATATAATATAAAGCGTGATTATCTTCTTCAAATTCTTTTTCAAATTTTAATCTAGCATCGTTTCTATCTAAAGCCATTACAATGTAAACATCAAAATCTTTTGTATCAACATTTAAAACCTGGATCTCATAATAGGTTAATTCCATTGAATTGGTACCTCCGTACATCTAATAAATTTAACATCACTGTCATTTTGATATTCTGATAGCCATTTATGAGTTGCATCACTACTTGTTTCTGCTTTATAATATTTTTCTAATCCATGAACTAAATCATTATAACACCTTAAGTATTCCACCTTATAAATTCTTGGTTTTAAATTACATTCTTTTTCTCTTAACATTATGCTTCTACCTCCGTTACTTTTCCATACATTTCTAATGTGCTTCTTTCAATGCTTACAAATTTTACAAAGCTTACTCTTGGATCTCTTGGTTTATAAAGATAAACATTGTAGTTTAAATCGATAAAATAGTGCCCTTCTGCTTCTTCTCTTAAAAATGATAATAACATGATTAATTCCTCCCTTAACCTTATGAAATAAGTATATAATATATATATCTAATTATCAATTAATTTTCAATTAGAATTTGGTTAATTTCTCGTGAATCTACAACTAAATCCCAAATATCTTTACTTGTTTCTTCATATTCGTATTGCCAAAGATCTTTTATAGCCAAGGTTCCTAAGTCACTTTCTAAATAAAGAATGTCGCTATCATCTTCATCTTTCAATTCTTCTCTAGCTAAATCAATCATTTTACTAAATTCTTTTTCATCTTCTGGTAGATAAAATTCTGGGTAGGTGTTTCCTACATCTAATTCAGTAACTGAATCATAAATTACTACTGTCCCCTCATGTGTGTAGATCCCTCGTTTGTTTGCAACTTTAACACCTTTTGAGAATTGGGTTTCTATAAATTTTTCGAAACTCATGTTATTATCAAAACTATCTAAAGGTACTCCACCGCAACGAAATTGAATTTCATCTTCGGCATAGTATGCATATTTTTTGTGATTCAAAACATAAAACTTTTCAATTGTTTCGTGTTCAACGTCCCAGCTACCTAAGTTGGCTGGGTGAAACATATCTTTTGGCAGCTTGCTGAAACATTTTTTAATCATGTAAAGACTATCCGTATCACAATAAACAAACCACTTATCTATCTCTTTACCTGTTAAATATTTAAAAGGTTGTGTTAAACGCCATAAAGCCCCTCCGGTTGTAAAAACAGAAGTTAGAGCGTTCCTTTCTGTATTATGAAAGGCATTTCTTTCTAAGTGTAATTCGTTATCATCGTCACGATAACCGATAGAATAAGTTGGTCTAAGAGCTGGTGCCCCATAAATACCGTTTAAATTAACTTTTGAAATATCTATCTCTGGTTTTGTAAATACTCTTTCACTTGGTTTGTCTGTGAAAATAATTTTTGTTGGGTTGTTATCTTTAAATTCTACCAATGTTTTTGATTTTCCTTGTGTTTTTGTGTAGTAGAACTCAATTAATTTTTCGATCCCTCCAAAAGGTTTTACGCTAAATTTGTACCATTGCTCCACTGTTAATCGTTCAATGTTTAAATTAAAATTCTCTTTCAACATTTTAAAAGTCCAACTAGTTAAATAAACATCTTCATCTTCTACAGTTCTGAAATATTTTACTAACATTTGTCGACCAACTCTAGTATCTAATTGAGCCATTATTCTATTAAAGGTTGTTTTCTTCACTCGATATAACATGAACTGTTTATCTATATCAGTGTTAATATCTACTGTTTCTTTTTCTTCACAATAATCAATTAAAACATGAGGTAAAGCAAATTCGTACATAATAGATGGGTAAGAACTGTTTATGTCAAAACTTATCATCTCTTCCGTGATTAGTTTAGCTAAATAGTCCTGATTGTAGAAGTTTAATCCTCCTTTATAAAATTTTTGAATGATTGTTGCGAAGTTTTCACCATTAACAGAGTAATCACTATAGTTAATTGAATGAGTTTTTGTTTTAACACCCTCTTTGGTAATTACTTTACCTAGAATCTGATACCTTGCTAAATTATTAACCGTGTAAGCATTGATAATGTTTTGTGTTTTTGTTGCTTTTTTAAAATCAAACCCCATAAAAACACTAGAGAAATTCATTCTCAAACTTGAAAGAATAATTGTGTCATTTTGGATATAAGTCCATTCTTCTTCTGAAAGTTGATAGTAAAGATCCATAGCTACTTTTTGAGCTTTTTCATCGGACATGTTTTCTTGATAGTGATATTTTTCATAATCAAACGTTGTTTTTAATTGTTCTTTCTTTAAAAATCCTCCTGCTTCTAACATAGTGCCACAAACAGCCAATGAACAACCTGTTTTCATTACAGTGTCCTCTACTTCTATAATAACATCTCTAACTTTACCAGAAAAAGATAAGTGACTAATACCTTTAACACGTTTTTCTAAAATATAGTTATTTTCTTGTTCTTTTAAAGACATATGAGAAGCCACCTTTTGAGTGACTTCACTTTTTTCGTCCTGCATGTTGTAATAATCGGCGTTGTAAACATCATGAATCATTTTAGCAATAAAGTGGTTATCGAACTTATTACCATTGTGTAAATACATTTTAAGTCGTTTGTTGTTTGGTTCACCTTTTTTCTTATTACAGTGTTTTGCATAATAATGATAAGCATCAAAGAAATATCTGAAATCTGGAAAAGCTACAGTGTAGATAACTCCTTTTTCATGCCAGCTAGCACAAAAAGTAAACATTCTTGACTTCATTCTTTTGGGTGCTTGTTTCTGCCAAACCATATTATAAGAAAATGTTTCAATGTCACAATCAAATTGGTGTATTTTACGTTGTTTTACGTATCTTTCAAAATCTTCGAATGTTGTTCCATCTAACCATTTCGCATGTTCTAGTAATGCATTCATGTGTAAAAACTCCTAACTGAAAAATCTTTTGTATATTGCTTTTAATGTTTGTTCTTCGTAAACTTGTTTGTATTCCTTTTCAACTCTCTCTGGAACTGTTAGAGGGTGTTGGACTCTATATTCGCTAACACAACGCCAAATCTTCAATTGAATCAATTGAGGGTCTCTTGTTAATAATGTTTTTGTGTAGGCATTATCGTACCAGTATTTACCTTTTTCGTGATATTTATAATGACTTTCTTTATAATAATTTTCTTTTAAGTAAGTAGAATCTGGTTTAATGTCAGCTACTTCTGTACAATATTCATATTCTTTAGAATTTACCTTGTACGATAGTAAGGTCTCTTTTGTTACTAGATTAAACATTACTTTAAGAAATCCAGTTTCTAATTTAATAAAGAAATAATTAAAACCTCCTTGTCGTATTCTTGTTCTAACTGCTTCTGTTGCAATGTATGTGTTATTGAAGTTAAAATCACCACTTTGAGCGGGATTATCTAAATGTTTCAAAGCTCTACTATTACGTTTAGCGTTTTGATTTTCGTTTCTGAACATTTCTAAATACACGATGTCATAACATGCACCTGTATTAATTGGATGTGTTTCTAACACGTTGTAAACATCTAATAGACCCATTAAAGGGCTAGCAAAGTTTTCGGGGTTTCCTAGTAAAAATACTTTTGGTGTACCAATGTAAGGAATAGGGTCATCCCATCTGTCTATTGATGTATAAATACGTGCAAAATGTAATTCTTCTTGTGGTACGTAGTCTGTTTCTAATGTGATAAACTCATCATAAACAATTATAGGAAACTTTTTTAGAAATGTTGAATAGTTTTTTAAATCTGTACTTTTATTAATATCTGCGATTGTTGCTATTACCTTTCCGTCATATTCTACATTTGTGTATGAATCTCCACGTTCAAAATCTAATAGTTTTACATCAAAATAAGGCATAACGTCGAATATTTCCCAAAGTAGCTCCATGTAAGATTGTCTCATTGTAAAATGTCGTACCAATAAACATATTTTTAAATTAAATTCGATTGATATAGCTGCCAAACCTCCTAAATAGTTAAAGCTTTTACCATCGGTACGTGATGAAATTGAAACAATGTAGTCAATGTCTTTATTTGTTAACATATCCAACCCAGCCACTTGGTTAAAGTCTTTCGGAATGTTTTCTTTTCTGAATTTATCAATAAACTGTAATAACTTTTCTTCTGGTGATTTTTTAAACGGATTCTTAACCATTGTAACCCTCCTGATAAGCTATAATTGAAAATCGACGGTTTTTATCTTTCTTTGTTTGACTTTCAAATTTTTGAGCGTATTCTAAAACAACTAGCATGAGATTTGGAATTGATGTTGCATTTTGAGCGATTTTGTCCCCAATGAAACGTTTTGTGCTTGCTAGTTTGTGTTGGTTTACTTCTGAAAGACTCATAGAGAAATAATTGATTAATGTATCTAGAGCCCTAGACCATGTACCTTCTACCAAGTTCATTGCTTCATTTAATGAGATAGCACCCATTTTAGGGAATCTGTCACCTCGTTGCTGTGTAACAAAGTGTAGTCGATCTAGTTTTGCCTGTGCCTCGTCAGCAATGTCACCGTATAATTGTTTATTAAACGTGAATTTGTATTTTAGTTTTTGTTTAGATTTCATTGTAGTGACCCTCCAAGCCTAACCATAAATAATTTCTATCATAAGCCCATAAACTTAACACTTCTCTTTCTAGAAATTTAATAGGTATTTCATGCATGTTATAAGCTGGTCTGTATTGTCTTTCTCTGTCAAAAACTATTCTAATTTTAGTATCGAAATGTAGCGTGTTTACTAATTCTCTTAATTTCATTTTGTTTCCTCCTTAAGCTTCTGTTATTTTAACTGTTTTCCATTCTCCTTCTTCTTTTTCCATTTCTAAAAACATATTAAAACTATTGACATCTAATTCAGCCAATTCTTTTGATTCATAATTAAACGGGTTTATTTCTACATATTTACCATTAACTAATCTTGCTAAATAATACATTTTGTACCCTCCTATGCTAAACCTAATGCTAATAAAATTGCTAAAATGATTGGTATTAAACCGCAACCAATGGTAAATCCTAAAAATCGTACAAAAGATTGTTTATTTCTTAAATCTTCAATTGGTTTGTTTGAATATTCTTTTACTTTCACCTTTTTTACTGTCAGGATTGAATCAGGAAATTCTTCATAAGCGTTCATGAAAGCTTGTTCCTCATTCAGTGCATATCCTTCCCAGTGTCCGTCAAAATGTCTACCAGTAATACGCACATCATAGTAGTGGTATTCATTCAATTCACCTTGTAAGTAGTCAATACGCTTTTGTGTTTCGTATTGTGTCATTTTGTTTCCTCCTTATTTCTAGACATTAATAATACAATTACAATACTAATAAAGAATTTAAAATCATGTAAACCTAACCATGAATAAATTCCTGTGATTATTGAAAATACTAAAGCAAAAAGTAATAAATAAAGACATACAGCTACCAATTTTTCTAATAACGATAAATCTCTCATTGTTGTAACCTCCTGATATATATATCATTTAATATTTAAAAGAAAAGGGAGCAAAGCTCCCAAGTTCTTAAAATGGTACATCTGATGTTTTTTCTTGTTTCTTAGCTGTTTCAATAAATTCGAAACGGTCTACGATTACTTCTGTTGTATAGATTGTTTTACCTTCTTTGTTTTGGTAAGAACCAGTTTGAATATGTCCTTGAATTAGAACACGTTCACCTTTTTTAATGTGTTTACCCATTGTTTCTGCTGTTTTATTAAATGCTGTAATATTAATGAAGTCTACTCCCTCTTTTGGCCGATTGATTGCTAGTGAAGTTCGAGCAATTAAAGTTCCGTTTTGTGCTTTTGTTCCCTCAAAGTCTTTTGTAATACGTCCTAATAATGTTACTGAATTCATAATAAATTCTCCTCTACTGTTTAAATTATTTTTTGTAGTATCCTTACTACTCTTATAGTATATCAATTAGTGTTTATTTTGTCAATAGTTTTTTTGAAATTTCTTTAATTTCTTTTGAAACTTTTTCGTAATTGTATTCCATTTCATTTAACTTATATTTTAGATTTTCTAACTCTGTCAAGTAATTGTCTTTTCTGTTTATTGCCTCTGCCAAACGTAATACTAATTCTTCTTCGTATTCTGTTATTTCTGGTGTTGTTTCTACTTTTTTGATTTCGTTCTTTTTGATAAGGTTAGCGTATGGATTGTTCCCTAGTCTTACTGTTGTGCTGTATACATTAGTTATAATGTCAAGATCTCCTTTTTTATATGGTTCTCCTACTTCATTAATAGCCCAACTTGTGTTACTGATAACCTCTACTAAATCTCCTACTTTAAATTCTTGCATGTTGTTTTCCTCCTTGATTAATTCGAATTCTACTAGATCCCATTCTTTATTTAAACTCTCCAAAATGTAACTTGAATATGCTTCATCACCGTCATCATCTTTAATTTCTAAAACACCTAGTTTGTTTAATTTAAGTTCATACATTTTTCCTAAAGTCCAATGTTCTACCTCAGATTTTGTACAAAGCAATTTGTTTCCTGCTTTTAAATCATTCTCGGTGTATTTCATTTTTTATTTTCCTCCTTAGATATATTCGATTTGGTATGATAAAAATGGTACAACTTCGTCAAAATACTTGACATTGATAAAACCAAAACTTGAGCTAACAATTTCTAATTCTGTACCATATGCAATTCCTTTCTTTAAATCTTCTTGAGTTGGTTTGATAATTCTTACTTTCATGTTGTTCCCTCCTTAACTTTCTATACTAAGTATACAATATATATATCTTTTTGTCAATTAGAATTTAATAAAAGTTTAGTAATAAATATATTAGATTTTCATGTGAAACACATTAGAAATGATTTGTCAAGAAAAATTAGAATCTCATTAGAAAATGGGGAGGGGGGTCTAATTTTGTGTGCCCCTATATATTT